AAAGCGCGAACGTGGGAAGATACATACAGCAGAAGCGGAAAAGTACGAAGCAAGACATTTCCCGGCATTGCGGAAGCGATGGCCGAACAATGGGGAGGTGATATCCGATGATCTACATCGGCATAGACCCCGGCAAGAACGGCGCGCTCGCCATTCTGAACGGGGATGAAATTCAGACGTTCCGGTATGACCGAGACACCTACCGCTGCATACTCTCCGACCTGCGGGGGGAAAAGGCGGTGTGCTGTCTGGAACATGTCAGCGCCATGCCAAAGAACGGCAGCGTGTCGATGTTTCACTTCGGGGAAAATTTCGGCTGGATTCAGGGGACGCTGGAAGCGTTCGGCGTCCCTTACGAACTGGCAAAGCCGCAGAAGTGGAAGAAAGAATTTTCCGTCACGGCAGACAAGAACACATCCATAGAGGTCTGCAAGCGGCTTTTTCCCGGCGTGAATCTCATCCCGCCGGGATGCCGCAAGGAGCATGACGGCTGCGCAGAAGCTCTATTGATGGCTTTATACGCCAAGCGGAGGCTGTGATGGCAAAACGAATTGACTTGACCGGTCAGCGCTTCGGGCGGCTCACAGTCGTTGCTTACGACTGTACCGACCACAACGGCGATGCCCGATGGCGCTGTCAATGCGACTGCGGGAACACATCGATCGTGCTCGGGAAGAATCTCCGGTCTGGTGCTCAAAAATCCTGCGGATGCCTGAAAAAGGAGCGCGGGCAGAAAAAGGCCGAGAAGATGCGCGAAGTCAGGGCAAAGAAACGAACGCAAGATCTGACGGGACAGACGTTCGGGATGCTGACGGTTCTTTCGCCCGTCAAAACGGCGAGCTGGCTTTGCCGCTGTGAGTGCGGGAAGGAGGTCGTTTACCTAACGTCCGATCTGCTGCGCGGGACAAGGAAGTCCTGTGGCTGCGGACCAAAAGGCTCAAAGCGGATCGACCTTGACGGTCAGCGGTTTGGCAAACTGGTCGTCCTGCGCCGAAACGAGGGGGCAACGATGGCGCTGAATCATCCGGTCTTTGACTGCCTCTGCGACTGTGGACGCGAGATCACCGCATACGGCAATGACTTGCGCAAAGGAAAGAAAACCTCCTGCGGCTGCGACAAAAAGACGCCAAAAAACGACTCTGCCGACTTCGCCCGCAAACATGGATGCAGCGTGTGTGCGGACAATAAGAGCTGCGATATGACGAGTTGCAAATACGAAAAGGAGCTGATCCAATGACTTACGAAGAAGCAAAACGAATCCTTCACCCGGACACCACGCGGGACGCTCTTGCCGAGATCGAGTTCTTAGGCGGATTTCACGGCAAAGAGAAAACGCGGGAAGCGGTAGACAAGGCTTGCTTTTTAGCTTGTGGCGCGTTGGAGAAGCAGATTCCGATGAAGCCCATAAATTTGAGTAATGCCCGGTACGATGCCTATTGTGCTATTTTCCGCTGCCCACGGTGCAATGGACGCTTGAAGGTGAAATCGAAGGGCGAGTACTGTGACAAATGCGGCGGAGCACTTGATTGGAGTGATAACAATGAGTGAATACATAAACCGTGAAAAACTTCTTAAGCGTTTCAACATCGATGACATGATGAACGTGAACGGAACGTTAATTTCTCTGCGAGATGCTCGGGAGGTTATTTCCGACTTCCCCGCCGCTGACGTTGCGCCGGTTGTGCGGTGCGAGGACTGCAAATATCACAAAACGCTTCTCAAGCGCGACATGTGCGCAAAAAACGCAATAATGCTCGACGGAAACGAAGTCGGCTTGCGAGCGACAAGCGCAGATTACTTCTGCGCCTGCGGCGCTCGAATGGACGGTGCGGAATGAACGAATGCGAATCCTGCATCCACTACCCTCCGAGCGCTGCGGACGGAAAGCCCTGCTGTTTCTGCGAAACGACAGACCCGCTGCTGAATTGCTATCATAGAAAGGATGAATCCGGTGAATGAATTGACCTATATGGACTGCTGGCACTACGTCGCGCCGCTTATCCCCGTCGGAAGCGATGAAACGTCGCAAAAAGTTTATGTCATGGTTTTTAACGCGCTGAAAGAGGCGGGGAAACGCAGAAAGGCTGGTGACAGCAATGCATAAACCCTGCTACGGCAAGTGCCCCCGCTGTGTGTGGCGGTGGAATGGGGGGTGTTCGGAATGGCGATGACGGATTTGGAACAGACCGCAATGGAACGGCTGCGTCTTGCGTCGTCAATGTCGTTGAAACTGTACAAGCAGCCGCTACTTCTGACCGACAGCGGCGGGAAGGACAGTGCCGTAATCTGTAAGCTCGCCGAAAATGCCGGAATCCCGTTTGAAATATGCCATTCGCATACGACAGCAGACGCGCCGGAGACGGTATATCACGTCCGAAAACGCGCCAAAGAGTACGAGGCTCGCGGGATAATTTACACAATTCGTTACCCGACATATAAGGGGCAACGAACGAGTATGTGGGCATTGATTCCCCAAAAGTTGATGCCGCCGACGCGTGTCATGCGGTATTGTTGTGACGTATTGAAAGAATCGACAGGGAAAAACCGCTTCATCGCAACGGGTGTCCGCTGGGCAGAAAGCGCGCGCAGAGCTAATAATCGCGGGGTGCTGGAAATTGTAGCAAGAACGCGGTCAAAAAATCTGATCCTGAACAATGACAACGATGAGGACCGACAACTTTTTGAGACTTGCCAATTAAAAGGTGAGCGAGTATGCAACCCGATTGTTGATTGGGAAGACCGCGACGTGTGGGATTATCTCTACGACCAAAAAGTTGAGACGAATCCGCTGTACTGCGAAGGGTTTCCCCGCGTAGGCTGTGTTGGATGTCCGCTGGCGGGGAAGAAACGTTATGCCGAGTTCGCCCGCTGGCCGGGATTTCAAAAAAATTACATCCGCACTTTTGACCGAATGCTCGAAGAACGAAAAGCCCGCGGAAAAACCGATGATATGCGCATGGGAAAGACCGGCGAAGATGTGTTCCACTGGTGGATGGAGGACGGCGTTCTACCGGGACAAGCAAACATTTGGGAGGACTACGAAAATGCGCTTAATTGACGCAGAAAGCCCGCAGAACGGAATATACGTTTCCGATCTGGTAATCGAGGAAATGAAAAAGATTCCGACGGTCGATATAGACCGCCCAACCCGCAGCCAGTTTAAGCGCATGGCGGTGCAGCTGGGGTATGAAAAGATCGTGCATTGCCGCGAGTGCAGGAAGATGAAAACCTACGAATGCCCCATGCATTCGGCTAACAGCTATGACGATTTTTGCAGCTTCGGGGAAAGGAGAAAAGATGGTAACGAAGATCGTGCGTGACAACTGCAAAGACTGCACTTCCCGCTGCGAGCACGCCGGAAAAGACCGGGAGTTTGTGTGCGTGAAAGGAATCTCCTGCAAGATCGTAAAGCCAAGGCCGGAGATGGTCGCTGTCGTGCGCTGTAAGGACTGCAAGCACCACGAAGACGAGCAGCCGGGGGCAGTCTGGTGCCCTTACTATATCGGATCGTGGGTCGAAAATGATTTCTTCTGCGCCTACGGGGAAAGGAAAGCCGATGAGCAGTAAATCCAAGCGCAAGCCCAAAGACTTCTCCATGCACAAGGCCGTATCCATTGCCATGACGATCTTCGTCTGGGCATGGATGGAGTGCTTCCACCCCTCCCAAGAAGATGTAAACCGTATGTCCGATGAGGTGCGCAACATACGGGAGAGCGTGAATAACGGGAATCTCAAAATATGGGAAGTCAGGGACGCCATAAAGGACGAGTTCGGGTGGGAGATATGAGATCGCTAAATGACGAAGCAGTTTGCCCGGTGTGCGGATGCACGTTCGTCCTTGATGGCGGGAACCGGAAATATTGTTCGCCGTCGTGCAGGGCAACGGCTAAGAGAGAGGCTTCGGCAGAACGCAAGCGGCGGGCGCGGGAGAGCGAAGCAAAGCCGAAGACGGCGGTACTGTCGCCGTTATCGCTCCTTGCTCGGGAGGCTGCCGCGGCAGGAATGACGTATGGCCGCTACGTCGCGCAGAAAGCCTCCTGCGCGTCGATAAACGGTAGGCAAGGGAAACACATACGGCTTGCCGAGAAAAATGCGGCACAGAGTGTTAAACAAAGAACGCAGCCCTTTTGTGCCGGGCTGCGTTCTTCTCATGCCGCCATATGCGCGATGAACAGATAAATGATCCGCAATTCCTCCGCCGTTGCCGTTTCCAAGATCTGAAGGATCTCCTTTCTAAGTGCCTCCACCTTGCCCCTCCTTGTCATGCTGTTCGGCACTACCATTTTGGTCAGGCTCTGGAGCTGCGCCACCTGCGCCTGGATGCAGCCGACAGCGGCGGTGTTCGTGCCGTTGTAGACGGCCTGCTGGAGATTGAGAGCGGCCTGCTCTTCCTTGTTCGCGCGAACCTCACCGGCAAGGCCGATAAGGCGCTCTTCGAGCTTCGCGTAGGCGTCCGTGATCTTGCGGTTCGTCTCGTCCTGCCCGCGCCAGTAGGCGATCTCCATGTCCTTCTGCGCGATGGTCTGCGTCTGGTTCAGCTCGTAGCGGGAGACGCAGGCGTCGTCACCGCTGCCGTTCTTCGCGGCCATGCCGGCGGCGATACCGGCAACAGCCGGGGCTACCATGCCGTTGCCGCCGAGACCGCCGAAGAGATTGCCGAGACCGCCGTTGAGCAGTCCGAGGGCCGTGCCCGCGATGCCGAGACCGAGACCGGTTCCGGCCGTAGCTTTGGATGCGTATTCCATGATGATTCCTCCTTAAAATTTTCACCGTAGCGCTCCGGTGTCTGAGATAATCATCGCAGAAAAAACGAGGGTCAACCTATCGATTGACCCTCGAAAAACGCTCACAAAACCCTCACGATCTTGTGCTTGATTTTTTGTATCTCCCTCCCCGCCGTCGCTTCGGAGATGTGGAGAATGTCGCAGACCTCAATGATCGAATGATCGCTCACGCGAAGATCGAAGATCGCTCTCTGCTGCCGGGTAAAGTTGCATTGCTCCCGGAGGTATTCAACCTCCGGCGCGGTGAAATCTGTCCTTATGTTCATGGGTGCCCCTTACTATGAGCGTCCCTGCGGTGGCACACGCAAAAAGCGTCACAAGGTACAGCGTTCGGATTTTCTTCTTCTGCGCGGTGATGATCTCGCTCGCGAGTGTCATTTCGTTTTGTTGTACTCTGCCGTGGAAACGCCGATCAGCGCGCCGCAGAGCGTACATACAGCCATAACGGTCTTGCTGACCTCCTCGGCATACGGCCAGCCCCACACACCGGCAAACGTAACATAAGCTGTGCCGAGCGCAGGGATACAGATGACCGTGAGCCATTTCAGAACGTCATACACTTTGTCGGGAAGTTTCATTTTTCATTCCTCCTTAAAATTATTTATTCTCGAGAATGCCAATGCGCCGCTCGTGGTCGGACACGCGGTCGTCCAGCTCCTCGTTTTCTTTCTTGCGGTGATTGATGCGCTCGTGCAGCTGCTTATGTGCAGCGTCGTTGTCCTTGTCCATTTTGCTGTGCGCTGCGTTGAGATTGTCTACAGCGACAGTCAAACGGACAATGTTGGTGTTGAGCTTGATGATCGGTGTAATGATGGCAACGCCCAATCCGACAAGCGTTATGATCACCCCGATCACCTGATACTCGGTCATTGTGTGCTCCTCCTTTATTTATTTGGACTGAAAAGCTTGTACAGCCATTCAGCGCTGGATTTGCTTGCGCCCTGCGCCATCATCGCGGAAATGAACGCCTTTCGCCGGTCAGACTTTCCGTCACCGTCAAGATCCACACCTTTGGAAAGCGTGTATTCCCTGTAGGCGACTGCTACGGAATACGGGGAGTATCCGGCCTCGCGCGCCGCGGTGTATTTGTCCTTTGAGCTCCCCTCGAAATAGTTCATGACAAAGTAGTCCTTCTCCGCGTCTGACGTATTCATGGAGCATACCGCGTCGATCTTCTGCCACGTGGCAACGTTGGTATACCCGTCTGCCGGAGTGAGCGCCTTTACGGTGTCGTATACGTTGAAGTACTGCCGGGCATTGTAGCCGTTCTCCTTGGCGTCAAGCAGCTTGGCGAAACCGGCGTTCCCATCGGCAACGGCGTCCCGCACGTCTGTTGGCAGGCGGCTGAACGAAGCCGTGAGAGAATCCAGCTCTCCATAGTTCCGGTTCTCGCTGTCCTTGGATGCGGTGTTGAATGAGGCGTTCGCCGCGTAGTACGCCGCAGGGTTCGAGAGCTTGGAAACATCGGTCTTTTCGCCGTACTTCGCGCTCGGCTCCACGGCCATCGCCGCCATTCGCTTGGCATAGCCGTAGATCTCCGAAATGGCCGATGCCTTCGCCTCGTCGCTCATGCCCTTGTATACCGGGGATTTCATAAGGTCTTTCATAAGCTCAAGAGACGTCTTCCCCATGACCTTCTGATACTGGACATATTCGTCCTTCGTGAGAGAACGTTCCTCCAGTTTCTTCCCCTGATCGTTGTATACGTTGACGGTCTGCGACATGGCGATCCGGGACGGAAAAACATTCGTCTGCCCGGCGTCATAGAGCCGCTGAAGCTCGTTGTCCACCTCCGTGCTGTTCTGCTTGGACAGATAGCCGGGGGAAAGGAAGTTTTCAAATGCCCGCGCGCCGAGACTGCCGGAATACTCCGTCCGTCCCCAGGCGTCCACATACTCCACTTGGTTGTAGTCAATGCCAGGGAGCTTGGCGAGCGCCTTTCCGAATTTGCTTTGCAGCGTCTTTCCTGTCGGCGTGTCCGCATCCAAAAACGTGGAATACCGGCGATCCTCGAATGTGCGTTCCGCCTGCCCGAGCATCGTGTTGGTCAGCCCCTGCATGGCGTAAGACAAGATCGTGTTAAGTGCTACCTGCCCGAGACTGCTGTCCGAATACTTGACGCTGTCGAGCGTGTCGTTCACGCCTTGCAGCATGGACATCTGGATCATCGGGTCGGAGAGGCGTGTTATAACGTCGAGAACGTCGGAGACCTCGAAGCCGTCGCTGCGTATCTCGTCCATCAGTGCAACGCCCATAAACATGGGAATCGCGGCAGGAGAGAGCCAGTCCATCGTTACGCTCGTCCCGTTTGGCAGCACAAGCGAATAATCCTGCGCTCCCTGCAGCTTATCGAAAGCATCTTGCTCTTCGTCGTCCTCCGAACCGCGGAGCCATCCGGCATCGCGGAGGATCATGCCGAGAGCGAAAAGCCCCGTGCCGGTCAGACTTTTGGAAAGCGAGTTGACAACGTCTGCGCCGGATACGCCGTTCTTGCCCTGCGCGGCCTGCACCGTTTTGGAAACGGTATCGAGAAACCCGAGAGGGGAGTACTCCACAGCACGTACAGCCACATTCGCCGGGGTCTTTCGGAACGGGGCGATTCCCTCGCTGATCAACCGGCCATACCATGGTGTGCCGGGCTTTCTGCCGATTTGGGAAACCCAGCTCGAAAAGGCATTCGTATCGTGGAACGTCGCTTCCTGCGCTTCCTTGGCGGCGAACACACGGCCGTTGTCAATGGTCTGGAGCTGTTCCGCCGTCGGCTGGACATCACCGTTGATGATACTGGCGAATGTGTCGGCGTTCATCTTGTGCGCTTCAAGATATCCGCTGAGATATCTCGCGTACTGCTGCTTGATGAAAACCGTGTCGCCCTTTTCCATCGCCCAGTTCGTGGCGCGGCTCGCAAGGTCAGCGGGCTTCATAATGAAGTTGGCAAGCTTGTTGTTGGAGGTGAACACGCGCCGTTCGTCCTTTACGCCGCGCGCGAAGGAATCGGAGGACGTGGTATCGTTGTACTTCGCATCGCCATTTACGAAATCCGCGTGTGCGTCATAGTCGGCGCGGGCGGCTTTCATCATTTCCGGGTTGACGATGAGAGAAGTGTTCCTCTGGTATTTCCCGCCGGTAACAGTTTCCAGCGCCCTTTCCAGCGTGTAGCGTACCGTGTTTTTCACTCCGGCTGTCACCGCCATGCCAGTGTTGCCTGCAAGATTTCGTATCTGCGTGCGGAAATTGCCGAGCATGTTCAGATACCGGAGCGCCGTCAGCCTGTCCATAAAGGTGTTTGGTATCTGCCGGGCAATGTCCTTCTGGATGCTCTTCATCGCCGCCGCTTCCGCGCTGGCATCTTGCGCGTTTACGAACTGGTTTACCAGCTCTTCGTTGATGTTGAAGCCGTCCGGCAGCTTCTTCTTCGCCCCGTCGCTGAGGTTGTTGTACAGTTTGTCGATGGACTTCTTGACCATGTATACCCGGTCTTGCGGGGTAAGGTCTTTGATGATGCGCATCGCCTGCAAGCCCTGCGCGGTGTTCGTGCCGAGAAGCTGATAATCGGCGAGAATGTCCAGCGCGAGCTTCGTGTTGCCGGACTGCACCGCCTCGTTGTAGAGGACCGCGCCCGTGGCCGCAAGATCGTTGCTCGTCTTTCCGCTCCGCACTTCCGCCGTCCAGTCCCGGAGGACGCTCTCATATCCCTTGTCGGTGATCGCCGAGCGAACAGACGCCACCGCATCGGCGTTGGATTCCGGGATATACCGATACTGGCCGTTTTCAATGCCGGTGTTGATATCCTGCCTGACCGCCTCCGGCGTGATGCCGGCGTCGCGTACCGTCTCTGCGGTCTGCGAAAGGCGCGTTTCGACGCCTCCCGTGTTGACATTCTGCGATTGAGCCGGTATAATGCTATTGGAAGCGGATGCTTCCGAATTGCTGACATTCGTATCTGCGTCTTGGACGTGGTTGCCGAGGGGGCTTTGGCCTGTTGCGCGGCCTTGCGCCGCCACATCGGTATCAGATACTTTGTCGGCAATTTTTTTATACTTCTTCAGGAAGCTCGGCTTGCTGTTTTCGCCAACGATTACCGCTTGCTTGGAACTGAGAACGCCATCTTCCAGAACTTCCTCTACGTAAAACGTCCGGTTCCCGTCATGATATTCATATACAACGGCAGGATTGCCGGACTTCGTGTCATATCCTTGGTACAGAACATCATAATTTTCAATAGCACTTGCTATTTTGGAAAGGGTTGCTTCTGTAACAGGATATTTCGCGCCGGACTTTTCCCCGTGACGATTCTCTATGTGGCGGATATCGTTGTCTTTGAATACATGAGAATAACCGTCCGCTTGAATCCCGTTTGCGTTAAGCACGGATGCGAGCTCCGGGGAAACATCGTCGATTTTTATGTACTGAAAATCGTTATTCTGCGATAGCGCGTTTCGGATAAACTGCCGGATCTGCTGCATGGATGCTTTCGCTCGGGACGCGATATCCGATGCTTTTCTGGCCGCGACATTCTCTGTAACGGCGGAATATTCGGCGGAGGGCAAAGCGGCTTCGGCGTTTTTCCCGGTCAGCACATCCGCCATCGTCCGAGCCGCCGGGGAAATATCCGCCTGCGCCGGAGCGGTCTCCTGCACGGGGGTTTGTGCCGCCGCTCTCGCCATGGCCTGCGCCGCCGGGGAAACCTGTTCCGTGGTAGCGATACCGGCTTCTGCCGCCGTCTCGTCCACGCCCTGCTTTATCGCGTCCTTCGGGGGCGTACCCTGCCGTATGAGCTGCGTAATGTTCAGCAGGGAGGACATCATAGCGCCCTGATAGAACGATTCCTTGGAATCTCCCCATACGTCCTTCAGCGTTCGGTCGTCGTATTTGACAAGCAGACGGTTTGCCGCGTAGTCGCCCCACTCGGAGAGCCATTCCTCAAAGCCCTCGCCGACAACGCCGCCGACGTAGATGATGGCGTTCTGCACGTTCGGGTCGGAGGAGGCTTTTTTTGCGAGCGCTTCCACGAAATCGTCCGTGAAGCCGCCCGTGCCGATTGCTTTTCCGCCGACCTTGCCGAGACCGGAGGAAATGGATTCCGTCGCAAGCTCGATCGCGCCGACGGTCGTGGCGTAGGTCATGGCCTTGTCATCATCGATGCCATGCGCCTTGGCGTCCTCGTAAGCGCCGCCCGCAGCGGAGCTGAACGTAGCGGCAGATGACAAAACGCGCCCGACAGAGTAAGCGCCCTTTGCAGCCTCTCCTGCGCCGACCGCGGTGAGACCTGCCCCGGCGAGGTTTCCCGTGGCGGAAAGAGCAATGGCCGGAGCCATGCGACCAAGAGCCTGATTGAACTGGTAGTCCTTCCGGGCCGCTTCGTTTACGCCGAGCTCCTGCGCGATCCTCTCGGATTCTGCGTCGTAAGCCTCGCCCCAATGTACGGCCTTTTCGAGCGGCTTGTCCTTGTATTCCTCGCCGGTCTTTTTCAGAACGTCTTGATAGAGAAGCTCGTCGCCGGTGGCGTACTGGTTTCCCTTGGCGATGTTGTTCTTTGCCTGCTGGTAGAGGTTATAAAAATAGTTGACGCTGTCTCTTCCCGCACCGACTACGCCGCTTTTGAGACCGCGGGAGGCGTAGTCAGCGCGGATTTTCGCATAGTCGTATGCGTTGTCTACGCCCATGCGCTTCCATTCGTTTTCGGCGATCGTGTTCTCGTCCGTGTAGGGTACGATTCCCATGAACTCTTCCAGACTGGACGCAGGGGAGAACGCCTGTTTTGAATTCTGTTTTACCGCATTATCCAGAACAGGCGTTTCTACGGCGGCGTCGTATGCGCTGGAAAGCCGCTGCTCCGGCGTCGTCTGCACGACCTGTCCGTTGCTTATAAGCACCTTACTCGGAGACCGCTTTTGTGTAGTTACCAGTACAGACTTTGCCATAGATGCCTCCGTTACTCGTTGTTGTATCTCCAGATCTGCCAGTTAAGATTTGCCTGATTGATCGCTGTGGAAACGAGCGATTCATCCACACGCTTTGCCTCTTCATACAGCGCCTGCGCTTTCTGCAGCTCATTATTGGCGATGGCCTCGCGGATCGCGTTCTGGTATTCCAGCGTGAGCTGGCTTCTCTGGTAGTCAAGATCGGCCTGCGCGTCCGCCTGCGCCTTGCGGATGGCGGAAATGTTCGCGGCTTCCGCATTCCGCATGGAAAGCTCTGCCTGACTTCCGGCCCCGGTATTCAGCCCGGAGGCGTTGGCACTCTCGTTGAAATTTGCCCGCTGGATCGCGGCCTGCGCTCCGGCATTGTTCGCCGCAGCGTCATACGTCGGTGCGAGCTTGCTCTGCTGATAGTCCAGCGCGCCGGTGTTTTTCTCATACGATGCCCGAAGAGCTTCCTCCTGCGCCTTCTGGCTCGCGTCATACATTGCCTTGATATAGTCCGCCTGTGACGAGGCGGAGGGCAGCGTAGGCGCTTCGTATTTGGCCTTTGGCGCGGCAGCTTGAGACGGATAATAATATCTTCCGCCGTCTCCGCTTCCATTTGTATCACCGGTTGTTGGGTCTTGAAATGTGTTTGGCGAAGTATTATCTCCTCCGGAATTTCCAAAACGATCGGGATCTATGGTTCCCTGCAGCGAAGAGCTGTTGGCATCGGGGTACTGGTTATTCCCGGAAGGATTGTTATTCGGCATATAGTATGGGAATCCCGAGCTTCCTCTGTCGGGATCTATGGTTCCCTGCAACGAAGAGCTGTTGGCATCGGGATTTGTGCCAGAAGTTGGTGAAGATCCTTTTATTCCGGATAAAACCCCGAGATATGCACCATTCCCCGATCCGGTCGTCGCGCCATACTTGTCGTCTTTTGCCATAATGTTATTCCCCCTGTCAGCCGGTTTGTATTAGATCGGCATTTTTCATTTTCTACGCTCCGCGTCGATCTCGTTGACGCGCTTCTGGACGGCATCGTATTTGTCACCGAGCTTCTGTTTGCGCACCGTTCCGTTGCCGTAGTCGCCGCGGATGACAGCGTAGGCAAGAGCGTCGATCTCGGCTGCGGTCAGCTCATCGGACGTCGGCGGCGTGGTCGGCTCGCCCGTGCCCTGCTTGGCGAGAAGCTCATTGACGCGCTTCTGGACTGCTTCGTAGTCATAGCCCGCAGCCTCAAGGCGGCGTTTTCGCTCCGTGCCGTTGCCCCACTTGCGGTCAAGCACCTGCTGTGCCAGCTCGTCAACGGTAGGCTTTGCCGGGGTCTCCGGCTCAACCGGTGCTACAGACTGGCCGCAGAGCTTAGCCCAGTCCGACCGGTCCATATAAGCGAGATTGAGGTCAAGGCGGCTCGTCCAGCCTTCGAGATAACCCATAGAGGTGTACTGGCGGATGGTGATGTTCTCGCCCCACTTGCCGCACTTCTTCGCGCCCGGCGGGGACGCCAGATAACCGCGTACGGGGGTGTAGCCCTTGTTGTAGGTCGGATCCGTAGAGATGGCATACTGCGCCATCCACAACGGGTACGTCTTGGCGACGTCCGCCCATTTCTTCTGACTCGCTTCCGACTGATAGCTGTAGAACAACGGCGTCACGCCGGTCTTGTCCTTCACGTAGTCCAGCCAGCGTTTGGCCCACGCCGGGCCGAGCTTCTTCGCCTCGGCTTCCCAGTCAAGCGCAAGAACGATCTTGCCGAGATACGGCTGTACAATGTCCAAAAACCACTGCGCCTCCTGCTCGGGCGTCGCGCCGGTGTAGCCCTTGTCCCATGCGAAATGGTAAGCGCCTGCGCACTTACCGAGAGCAAGCGCCTGTTCGATCTGTCGTTTGAAGTCTGGATTTTTGTACCCATAACCGCCCGTGGCTTTTGCGATCACGAAGTCGCAGGGGACTTTGCTGAGGTCAATGCCGGTCTGCCAACTGGCGATATCGATGCCGTTCATCATTTTTCTGTTCCTCCTTAGTTTGTGTATTGCACATAAATGTCGCCGTCGGCGCCCGTGCCGGTGCTCGGCGCGCTCGTTCCGGCGTAGATGTTTCTATACGGCACCCCGTAGACTTCTAAATCTGTACCGCTCGTACGAAGAAACCATCTTCCGAATGCCGTAACTCCAGCAACCGACTCGCCGGCCTCAATCGCTGCGCGTGCTCCATTCTCCGACGCAGTGTTTTCCGCATAAACTCCAACAACTCCTGCCCGCCGCGCCCAAATCTGATACTCCACGTCTGCCGTTGAAAAAAGTTGTCCCGTCATCGTTCCGCCGGAAAGAGGGAGGGCACCGATGTTTTCGGGAGTAATGCCGAGCGCGGTACGCGCGGCAGCTGCGGTGGTCGCGCCCGTGCCGCCATTGGCAACGGGGACAGTCGAAACAGCGGAAAGCGTACCGCTTCCGTTCGCCTTTAAGAAGCCGTTCAGCGTGCCGAAAAGCGCCGTGCGGATTTTAGCGACGATGTTCGACCAGAGCGTTTTCCGGGTGATCTTTTCGGAGGTATCGTAGAAGGGGAAATAGTCTCCGTCCGCGACATCCTCGACGGCAGTCAAAAGCACTGCGTCCTTCTGTCTGGCGTCGAGGGCAGATTCGACCGTGGCCTGCGAGCCGGACACAAGGGGGATATTTGCGGCAACGACTTCCATATTGCCGGAATCGTCCGGGGATTTACCGTTGACCTTTCTAACATTGCCGCCACGATAGCGGTCAAACGAACAGACAAGGTGCTCTAAAGTGGCCTTTTTGTTTGCACCGGAAACGTACACCGGAATTTCTCCGGTGAGGTTTGTGCCCAGCAGTTCTGCGGGCTGCGTTTCCGGCAGCCCGTGCGTGAGCGGCTGCATCTCATCAATGGCCGCGGAGAGCGTTGTCTCATCCTCTGTACTCATCGGGATATCCGCGCCGGTGAGCGCGACATTCCCGGAATCGTCCGGATCTTTGCCGTTGACCGTATCGACGGAGCCCACGCCATTCAAGCCGTTATAAACGGAGAATGTGGTATACTCCCCATTGTCGAACGTGATCTTGTATGCATCCGCCGTGCCGGGAGCGTGCGTGCCGCTTTGCAGCGTGATAGACGCGATGCCGTTTCCGTTCTTCACGGTGAAGGTAGATGTGGAATCGTCCGTCAGCGTGACGGTGTAGGTGTCCGTCAAACCGTTCGTTCCGGTTTTGACAATGCTTTTGATGGACGTGCCCGGCTCGCCCCGGTCGCCCTTCTCGCCCGGCGGGCCCTGAAAGTAAACTCTCTCGGGCATCGCCATTTTCCCGCTCATGGACGCTTCCGGCGTCAGTTGTCCCGACAGGGAAACAATAGGGGTAATGTCTGCCATTATGTGACCTCCTTGAGGATCTCAAACGTTGCCGGCGGGATGACGGTGTAAACATCCCCCTCCGCCGTCGTGAGCTGCACGTCGTATATATACCTGCCGAACGCCAGCGCCTTTGTGTTCTCCGGTTTGATGTGGAACGCTTCCCCGCCGGGTACGCGGATCTGCACGGCGGGCGATGTATCCATCACCGTTTTCTTGACGGTCAGCGTGAGCTCATCCCCGGCGGAAAAAACATAGTCCTTCTTCGTGACCGTGTTCACCGCCCGCCCGATGGTCAGCCGCGCCGTGTCGCCGCGCGTCAGATGGATGGTGTTGTCTTTATCTACTGTGAGCACTACTTCCACGCTCCCCCTGTTTTGAATTTAACCGGCCCCGTTTTCCACGCGCCGTTTACCTTGACGTACACCGCCGACGCTTTTTTCCACGCGCCGGAGACCTTGACATAAACCACATCGCCGAGAAGCGCCGGGGCAGTGAAGCTGGTCGTTCCGTAGTTCGTGCCGTCGTTGTCCTGCCCGACGTAGACCTTGATCGCGACGCCCGCCGCCGCCGTTCCGGTGAAGTAAGCGGTCCTTGTGCCGCTGGTCGCGGTCCATGTGAGAGATGTGCTCGCCCCTGCGTTTGAGCCGTTCACGTCGCATCGCAGGTAGGATGCCTTGACGTCGTTTTTGTACCACGTTCTGGTTTCGACGACTTTGAGCGCAAACCCCGTGCCGGTCATGCGGGCAAAATAGACCACGCTCGTGATCTTCAGGTTGTTGCTTTCCCACGTCGTGGTCCCTTTCTGCACCCACGAGCTGCCGCTCGGCAGCGTCGGGGCGGTTAAGCTCCATCCCATTTAATTCACCTCAATTCGCGTACTGGATGTAGATGTCGCCTTCGGAGCCGCCGGACGGATCCGCTGTTCCGGCGGTTATCGTCCGCACCTGATTTGCGGTGATGCCGAATTTCGTGTAAGAAATGTTGTCGGCGAGCTTTGCGGCGGTGATCGTCTTATCCGCCATTTTGGCAGCCGTAAGCGTCGCATCCGCGATCTGTGCCGCGGTGATCGTTTTGTCCGCGATCTTGGCGGCGGTGATCGCCTTGTTTGCGATCTTGGCGGTAATGATCGCTAAGGCGGCGACACGGTCTGCATCGACCGCCCCGGCAGCGATTTTATCGGACGTGACCGCGCCGGAGGCGATTTTCGCCGCCGTGACCGCGCCGGAGGCAAGGTTGTCTCCCGTCAGCGCCGGGATGCGCGCTGCGGCGAGCGTACCGGACGTGATGGCCGATGCTGCATGCGTGTGGCTCGCCGCCGCGCCGCCGAGAGCCGCCGCCGTCACCTCCGCGGCGAGCTTTGCGAGCGTGATGCTCCCGTCCATAACGCTGCCCTGCGTGATCTCCTGCATCGCCACGATGATCTCTTCGAGCGCCGACTGGATGTTGTCTGCCGAAAAGCCGGAGATCGTCGTGATGCCGAGCTGCCCGGCGGCGGAAGCGCTTTCCAGAAAGGGAATAAGGATGTCGTTCAAATAGGATTTCAGCGTTCCGGAATCCGCATCAAATTTTGCTTTCAGCTCTGCGGCGGTAAGACCGCCTGTGTCGTTGGGACGGTCGTCCAGCGTGGAAATTGTCCCGAGATCATTTGTTACTCTTGGTATCATCGTATCCCTCACTTTACATACCCGTTGTACCGGACGCGCATATCCAGCGCTACGACCGTAGCTCCGGTAGTGTCGCTCCGGCTTTTGAAGATCATCTTGTAATATGTGACCTTTTTTGCTTTGATTTTCAGCCGCTGCATGAAGGGCTTGTAGTTCGTCTCGAAAGACCAGTCGGAAAAGTCGGCATTTTCGAATGTCGCCATTTTCCGTTGCACGACCTTTTCGCTATATACGCTCTTCCGGTCTGTCTGTACGGTGACGATGACTTCGGAGTTTTCCGTCGGTTTCAAGCCGACCCAGATCTGCGCAATATATTTCCTCCGATAGTCCTCGCCAAAATCAATGCTTCCGCTTTCCCAATAAGCGTCAATATCTTCTCCGGCGATGCTGCGTTCCCCGTCTTCCAGCTTTCGGAGATCTCCATTGGACGTACCGAAATACAACTCGCCATTGAAAGAGAGAAAACATACTGCGTCAAAATTGCTGAAGTAGTACCACGCATCGGCGGCATAATTGTGGACAAGCGCAGCTTTCCCAAAGGCAATGAAATACTGCTGGGAATAGTCATCGTCCCAGCAAACACACCTCTCTGCCTCCATGCCGGAGAGGGTTTTATACACCCTGTCCGAAATGCGCTTTGCCTGTCGCTCGTCGGATGATAGATTTGAAGAATATCGGGAAACATTGCTCCATTCGTAGCAGTCCTGCCCGTGCAGTGTCCGGGGACTGTTGGATACAAGCATCACCTGTCCCATCGCTGCGTTACCGATCATGCGGTTGACCGGCGTGATGTAAAATCCCGCCGTCACCCGTCCATCTTCCAGCGTGATAGTGCCGTAAGAAATGGAATAGGTGCTGTCCGTCTTAAATGCAATAAGCCGGGAATAATGGCGGATCAACCCCGTCACCGGGGTGTTCGCTTCTCCAATGTTTGCAACGTTCAGGTCGGGAAAGTAATCGGCTCTTGCTTTGCCGTCCGTATCCAGACCGGAGTAGAAAACCTGATTGCTGCCGTCGCCGTACAGAAACACTCGCGTATCCTGCGCGCCGTTATAGAGCTCCGAAAACCGCATCTTCTCCACTTGGGAACGGAAGCTGATGCCGGTCGAGTAGGAGATTTCAACCGTGTTCGTTCCCGCTGTCGGAGCGGAGGAGAACGTGACAGTTCCCTTTGCCGTATCTGCCGTCCATCCGGTGGTTACGGCCTGCGCATTCACCTTTACACTGTCTACAGATGCAATATCTGTTTCCGGGAGCTGAAAAACGGTCGCTTTCCCGTCGGGAGAAAACTGCACTCTGCGTTTGTCTGACAGTTTGTTGATCTGCTCCAACTCCGTGCCGCTTCCGGAAGGGAGAGCGGAAACAAGAATCAGAGGGATGTATCCTGCAACTTCGGCGTATGTCGTGCCGTCCCATTCCCGGTATTTTCTCCCGTCCAGAATGTAGGCTTTTTCCGAATAACCGAAGATACGGACAGTCTGCGTTGTGTCCACATCGCCGATCTCTTCCTTCTTCCACTCGCCGTCGTACAGCTTCCAGAGCTTCCCGTCACACGCGCCGAGAACATATTCCGTTCCGTTTACAATGCCATGCCACAGCCCGGAAACCTTTGGATTCGCCGATGCGGAGACGGTGCGCACACGCTTCATTTTCCATATGTGACGGTCGTCATCATTTTCGCAGGAAACGAGCTGCCATAATTTGAATTTCGTTTCCATCCAGTAATATCCGGCGTACTGTGCAGCATTATCCGAATCGACTAATGCTGCGTCTCCGGAAAGAGAGATCTTCCCGTTTGCTGTCGCTGCGGCGGAGGGAAACATTTTTAAAACCGAAGACACTTCATTATCGATTCTTGCGGTTTCTTCCGTAGAGGAAATGACGAGCGCATACGACCGGCACAACCCGGCAATAACATCTTCCCCAGGCCGAACCTTGAGGTTTCTATCTCTCGTTATGACCCAGTTCCGCATGTTGGCGGCTTCGCCAAACTTCAGCTTCGTATCGCCGTCCGGATTTTCGTGCAGACCGAGCCACGCCTTACAGGAAAATATTTTCTCGCGGGATGCAGACTGTATTGTCGCCATGTCACCACCGTCCCCACTGTCCGTGTTCGATCACCGCGCCGTACACATCTGTAATGGATTCCCACGAAGCCGGGATCTTCGCGCCGAGCTTCTTTAAAAGCTCTTCATATCTCTGCTGGAAAAACGCCGCCATAGCGTCATTTTCGTCCAGAAGAAGATGCGCCGCCAGACCGTAGGGAAGAACGGTCTGCGCCAGAACATCGTCAATTCCTATTTCGTCGCTGAGCCTTTCGAGGACGGGACACACGGGGCGTCTGCCGCGTTCTGCTTCCGGGTCGTTGTATGTGTCGGAGTACTGATAAACTTCGCCACGAAGCGCATTCAGAATGTTTAACGCTCGATTTTTGTATTCCTGCGTATCGGCATAGTCCGTATTACCGCTGTCGTCCATTTCACCCATAAGGGTAATGGCTGCATCAAATATTTCTTTTCCAGTTGTTGCCATGCGGATACCTCCTTATGAAAAAGGGAGGCGGAGACCCGCCTCCCGTAAGGCATCAGCCTTCGTAAATTCCGATAGGACTGTTGACTTTTTCGGTGACCTCGGCATAGAAAAGAATTTTCTTGCCGGAGATATTCGTCAACTCCGCAGAGTAGGTCTGCGCCGTGGCGCTGTGCTTGGGGTTCGTGCCGTCCGTGGTGTACTTGATGACGGCGGCGGAATCCGTAGACGCAAGCGCCAGCTTGCTGGAGGCATACGTCGCCGTGGGCGTCGCCGCCATGCCGGATTCAAAGTAGACGTAAATGCCGTCCGCCTTGATCGCATCCACGAAGGAATCGTAGCGGCAGAGACATTCCATGAGCGTACCGGCGTAGCCGGGCGCGTTGTCGTTCGCACGGAGCATACGCAGCTTCATGGGGTCAGCGGTGGCCTGCTTGTGCTTGATCATAAACTCCATACCGGCGGGGAAAAGGCCCTTCGGAACGGAGATGATCGGGCTGCCGTTCACTTCGCCGATCTTGCCCTTGATGACGCTCTTGTCGATCCAGTTCTGCTGGTTCTTCATCTCGTCGGCGAGCTTCAGATTGACGGCGATATCGGAGCGGACGAACGTCGCGCGGTTCTCTTCGGGGACGTACTTGTCGTCCAGCGCGGCGTGAGCAAGCAGGATCTTCTCCATGATCGTGCTCTTGGTGAGCTTCGTGGCGTTCAGCTCGCCCTGACCGGCGCCGTTCGCCCAGACACCGAAGCGGTATTTGTCGATCTCCGGGACGTACTTCTCATCCCATACCTGCTTGAGATACGCGGCGGCGCGGCGCACCATCATCGTGTCCTGCACGTTGGTGATGTCGAACAACTTGGAAAAGCTGCGCTTCTTGGTGAGCGCGTAGGTGTTGACTTCATCGTCCACTTCGCTCGGCGTACCGAAGCGGTTGGCGGAAGCGGTGTTGTTGTAGTCGTTGAGATCGGCGGCGATGAGCGTCCACATCTTGATGGCGTTTACGCCGTTCCATTCCCAGTTGTTGCCGGTGAACGCCTCCGTGCGGCTGCGGAGTTTATAACGTTCGTCGAGTTTTGCGGAAAATTTGGTAGCAAGGTTGATAGTAGCCATGATAATGTCCTTTCATATCATCACGTCCCGTCATACCAAATCGCATCAAATTCCGCGTCAGCGGTGTTTTTCCCGCTCGTGGACAGCGATCCGGTAGAACGGGCTCTGTTTTTTTCTTCCTGCGCTTTGCGCGCGGCCTCTATTTTCTGTTGTTCGAGTTGAGCCTTGACTTCCTTCAGCTCGTAGGCGCGGTAAGCGTTTACAAGGGTCTCGCCCTTGTTCACCGCCGCCCATACTTCTTTGGGCAAGGCTTCCGGGTTCTTTGCCTGTTCGGGGTATTCCCGGATGAAGTCCTGAATGTCCCGCTGCTTTCGCGCCTCGGGCGTATCCATCCTTGCCTTTTCCGTCTCCAGCTCGGCGGCCTTGCGCTCGTTGGCAACGATCCCGCGGCATACGGCAAGAGACTGGTTTGTCTCCTCCGACATGATCTGCGCTCTCGTCTGGTCTACGAGCTCTTCAAAGGTGATGCCCTGTTTCTGGGCGATGGCTTCCATCCACTTCACGCTGGTAGCGTTCTTGGCGTACCATTCGATCTGCGGCTTGGCCTCGTCGTACTTGCCTCGGACACGGTCATAATCCATGCCCTTCTGCGCAAGCTGGATAACTTCGTCGCGGTTCACCGTCCGCACCTCGTCGAGATGCTTCAGCTCGAAAGACTGGTCTGTCTCCTTCTGCTCCGGCTCCGCTGTGGTTTCCTCCGCTTCGGCTTCCGGCTGGTCTGCCGTATCCTTGGCTTCGGGCGCTTCCTCGTCTTCGGCGGGTTCGGCGCCCTCTTCCAGATCGTCATCCGTCAGAGTGATGTCGTCCCAATCGTCGTTGTAGGAAACGTTGGTTTCGTTCTCGTTCATAAAAGTGCCTTTCCCCCGCTATGGTCGGCGGGTTGTATGTCAGTCACCTGTCCGGTTTAACTGCCTTTGAAGTTCGGAGTACCCGCGGCTTGTCGGCACGGTCTCCTGCGCCCCGGTGTCTACGAGCTGCCCGCCGCCGCGCGGCGGCATGTTCATATCTCCCTGTGGAGCCTGCGGCATTCCCTGCGGGAGCTGCGGCGCGCCGTACTTGGATAGCAGTTCCGCGCGCTTCGAGATATAGCCCTCCGGGATGCGTTCCAGGTAATCCACAAGCTCGATCTTGCCCTGCATGAGGAGGTTGTCGAGCGTCTGCACCGATGCGATCTCCGACCAGTAGGCCGAAGCGCCGACGTCCAGCTTCATGCACATCGGGATATCCTTGAGTATCGAAAAGTCGAAATCGACAAGCGCCGTCTGATCGCTCGGTACTCCGGCAAACTGCGCTATCTCCGGTAACATCTGTGCTGCCGGAACGTCCACCGGGCGGTTACCGTAGTACTCGGCCATGAATTCCAGATAGATGCGCCCCAGATCCTCCACAGACTGGTAGAGATTCTGCTTTGTGATCTCGCTCGGAATGCTCGCGGCTCGCTGCAGGGCAATAATGGCGCTGGTGTTGTCCGGCCTTGTGTCACCGAGTGCTGCGCTCGTCGCGCCGGTGAACGTCTGCGTGTAGTTCACGGCAGATTCAATAAACTGCGAGATCTGCGGGGAGATCTGCGCCGGGTCAACGATCTTGACCACCTGATTCATGTCCCCGCCGTTTACGCCGATCGCCGCACCGACCTGGCTTGTCCAGCTCGAAATGCGGGTCTTGTCATATACGACCTTTGGGTACGCTGTCGTCATCAGCGAGATCATGCTCATGGCGAAGCACTTGTTTACAAAGATCTGGTTCGGGATGAGACCAGTTACAAGGCTCTGCCCGTGGTAGGAATCCTGCACATAGTCCCAGTTCAGCCATGTCACGGGGTACAGGCGGATGCCGAGATCCCATGGCTCGCGGACAACAACGTCTTTCGTACATTCTGCCGCCCAGATCGTTTTTGTTTCGTCGTCCCGCCACAGTTTCAGGAGGACGGTGCAGCGGTTATCGACATACGATTCCGGCAGAGAATTGTTCTCGTCGGTATCCGGGCGGATAAGCTCGGCATTCTCTTCGGGGATCTTGTTCTCTCTGGCGTACTTCTTTACGGCCTTTACAAAATCGCGCCGGGAAATGATGATCCACGGCTGCGCCTGCACATCCCGGCTGTTTGGGTTGCCGAAGAACACGCGGGTATTTTCAATGACCGTCGTGCGGATCGTGCCTCGGATGTCCTTCGACACAACGGCATCCGGATCCCAGTAGGTGTATGTACAGCCGTCCCCGTCCACGGCGGCGTTGCGCATGTATTCGCGCGTCATGTTCGGAATGCGGTTGTGCTCCATAAGGGCGGTGAACTCCTCGTTCACGATAGAGACAATGCGCTCCATCTCCTGATCGTTCGGAGCTGCCGCCAGAGGCTTGGCATTCATCGTAATGTTGTCCGACGTGATGTTCGCCACCTGGTGCAGCACAATGCGCTTCAGGAAGTTGAACACCGGCGTCGGCAGACCGTTGGCCTGTACGCCCTCCCATTGCCGCCCGATGAAGAAGTTCTCCGACGTCTCCACGTTGTCACAGAGATCGATCCGATTGTTGAAGTCCAGCCCCTTCTGAAACTGCTTGTAGATCTTCTCGTTCAGAGCTTCATTCGACTTCTTCATCATTTACCTCGGTCGGCTTTTTCACGCCGTAGTTCAGAATGCTTTCCAGCCCTTTCTGGAAGCGCTTCTCGGAATCGTCCGGCTCTGCTGGTTCTGCCGCAGGTTTCCCGGCTTCCAGCGCCGAGACGCGAGCGGCAAGATCCGCATACAGAACAGCCAGCTTTACGATCTGCTCCGTCAGAGCCATGATTGTCTTGATAAATCGCATAAGCCCTCCTAATATCCGATGTACCCGGCGGTAGCCGCCCCGCCGGTCATGGTGTTTTCGTAATCTTCCTCCGGCTCGTCGTCCGGCTTCTCTGTGGCCTTCTCCTTCTCTCCGGGGAGAGAACGGGATACGCAGAAGTACCGGATCGCGTCGTTCGAGTGCGTGATGTCGTGCGGCTCTTTGGCGCAGTCGTTGGGGTTCTTCTCGTCGGCCTGTATTGCCTGAATGTCTTCGATGATCCCCGCGCAATTGCGGAAAAAGATCAGCCCTGGCTTGCCGTCCGGAGAATCTTTCAGAAATTCCTTCATCTGAAGCCAACCCTGCACGCGGTTGTTGCTCGCTTTCACCAGAGGAACGCCGTTTGTCATAAACAGCTCCGCCATGCTCTTGCCGGAATCCTTTGTCCGGGACCAGAGATCGGGCGGGGCAAATGTAATGTCGATGTGCTCGTTGATCCCCGTGTTTTCCAGGATCATTCGCGCAGCGTCCGATACCACAAGGTCTTTCTGCTTCAGCTCCCGGTAGCACCAGACCCTTCCAGTCTCGTCTACCGCGAACCAATAGCACGCCAGCATATCAAGGCCGTAGTCCAGCGCCCTGTACCGTCTCCACCATCGGGGAACGGGGAACGCCTCGCAAGTGTGCTTACCCTCCGAAAACTCCGGGAAGTAGTTTCCCGAAAGTCCTTCCCAGTCGCCGTAGCGGTGAGCGGCGCGGATGTTCTCCGGCAGCTGCGAAAGCTGTTTCAGATAATCCCGTCCGCCTTCTGACTTCATCAGCGCCGTGTTGTCGTCTACCGTCGCCTGGATGAATTCGTAGTCGTTTGGGTCTTCGTTCTCCTCCGGGTTCTCGCAGTCCGTTTTGAAGTCCCGGTCAACAAACAATCTCTTCACCCACCGATGCCCGACGCCGCCGGGGTTGCACGTCAGAAACATCTTCTTCGGGAACTCGTTCACGCCTCGCAGACAGCCGCCCAGCAAACGGAACTCCTGCTCTGTGAACTGCGTCGCCTCGTCAATGAAGATCCAGTCGTATTCCTGACCCTGATACTCCTGAAACGCCGAGTTGTAGGAGTTGAAGTGCCCGAAGATGATCGTTGACCCGTTCGTGAAATAGATCTGGTGAAGCTGAATGTTATACACGCCCACCTGCGGCTGCGGGATCATCTTCAAGATCGGTTCAATGTGGTTGTGCTGCAATTCGCTGTACGTCCGGCGGATGATAAGGATCCGTATCCCCGGATAAAACAGCGCGCCGGATATCGCTTTCACCCGAACGGCATGCGTTTTTCCGCCGCCCCTCGCCCCGCCGTACCCGACATACTTCGCGGTCGAGTTGTAGAATCTTTCCTGCTTCGGATTCAGCGTCCCGAGATCAACGTTCGCCGAACCGCCTCTTCTGACCTTTGCCATTCCAAACCTCGCAAAAAGAAAAGAGCCCATCCCTTCCGGAATGGACTCTAAGGTCTCTTACGCTTATTCTCTTTCGAGCATTACGCTCTTCTTGCACCGCGGGCAGTACAGTTCAATTCCCGCCGCCCGCCATTTCTCATAGACCCGGCACAGCTTTTTCCGGCACCCCGGACACTCTGCCCAGCCGCCGTTTATTCTGGCTTTTTCTGTATTGTGCTCCATTTTCCCCTCACTTTTCGAGAGCTTATTTCGGGAAGTTTAACTTTGGTCTATGCGCTCTATATAGCGCTATACCTCTCCCGCGAGGCCGCCCCCGTTTTTCCGGGTGGGGGAGGGGGTACCACCACAATTTCAGAACCCGAACCAGACCCCCGCCGCCACACCACGCCCAGGAAATAGCCCAGGCGCGCAATCTGTGAGCCATTTATTGCATATGATGCATAAGCATCCAGAAGATAACGGCTAATCTGCGCTATAATTAAACAAAATAACTATTTTGCTTATATCGGAAAATCCAGAAACTATTGAAAATCAAGGCTTTTCGGATTATGCATAATATTCAATGGCGAAATTCGCCTGATAAGCGAAAATCTCTATTCTCTTTAGCCCCTAATATAAATATAAATATTTATATTAGGGGCGTAAGAGAATGCAAATTTTAGTGCAAATCTCGCCCATCTGCGCCCTTGAGAGTAACGGTGATCTCCTGCTTTCCGCTGGTCTCCTGCTTCTGTACGTCGGAGAATCCGCCCCAGCGCTTCTGTTTGCTAAGGAAGATCCAGCCGGTGACCTGTCCGCCTCTTGCAATGTGCGCAACACACGCCGCAGAACGGTACTGTATCAGCCTTTTTAGCTCTCCGTGATATGTCCGTTTTATGGGACTCCCATCATCGGAACTATCCTCGGAATCGTTAGCGCCGTTGCCGCCGGGTATCTCGCCGCGTTTGGCTCGTTCTCTTGCCTCAACTCTTGCAATAGCTCTATCCGGCTCGCCCTCATAATAGGCGTCAAGCTGGTCAATGGAGAGCTTCAGACGCTGGGAAAGCGCGTAGTCGGTAAGATCGTGCGCGTCGTCTGTCTCCTCATAGGCTGCAATGCATGCATCGACCGCCGCGGCGAACGCTTCTATTGAGTTTCGGCGCGGTCTGCCGGTCTTGGCCATGTCGCCGCCTCCTGTCTTGATACTTTAATTAAAATTTTCCTCGAAAGCGTGACATTTGTCAATACGCTGGCAAACAGCACAAAACAGGGCACACATATTTGTGCAAGGATACAAAGCTGCAAAACAGGGGTTGACATACTGCGCAAGTATGCGTTACACTCAAGGCGTCCCAAGGGCGAGGGATGATCGCCAAAAAGAAAAGAAAGGAATAACAACAATGAATAATGACATTCTCAAAAATTTCGTTGAGCAGGAACTGAACGAGAACAACAGGCACCTGAACGCCGAGCTTGCTTCCGTTGAGTTTTTCATCGGAGCGAAAACCGAAGAGGTCTCCTTCCACGGCAACCACCGGGCGAAGTACAATCGGCTGCTAAAATTCTGTGCGGAAAACAACCTGACTGTTGTTTCCACGCATCCGGGAACGCTCGCAACTGTGATTCGCGTCGAGACGGAGGCGCGATAATGGCGAGAAAGACCACCACGAGAACGGAAGTAAAAAACCGGTGGAACGCCAAGACCTACCGCCGCGTAACGGTGAATCTCCGGCAGGACGAGGACGCGGAAATCATCCGTTTTATGGATGAGCGCCGCGAGCAGATCGGGCCAACGGAAATCTTCCGCGCCGGATACGAAAAACTTAAAACCGAGGGCAAGTGATTGCCCTCTAAAATACGACATACTTACAAAGTATGATATAAGGAGAAACAACCATGAAATACTTTGAATCCTGCAAGACCCTTGACGAGCTGAAAGCCGAGTACCGCCGCTTGGCAATGGCGAACCATCCCGACCGGGGCGGGGACGTGGAGACGATGAAGCAGATAAACGCCGACCACGACGCGGCTTTTGAAATCCTCAAGAAGCGCCACAACGAGAGCGCGGACGAGTACCACCAGACGACGGAAACGGCGGAAGAGTTCCGGGATATCATCGAAACGCTGCTGAAGCTGGACGGCCTGACGGTCGAGCTGTGCGGCTGCTGGCTGTGGATCTCGGGCAACACCCGCGAGCACAAGGAAGCGTTAAAGGCGTCGGGCTGCCGCTGGAGCAAGCCGAAAGCCATGTGGTATTGGAGACACCCGGAGGACGGGCGCAACTACTACCGCAGCAAGTCCACCATGTCAGACATCCGCACGAAATACGGTTCCCAGGTGTTCCGCGGATCGTCGGAAGAAACCGGATTCGATAGACTGGGGGCGACGGCGTGAGCCGTCCCCCGGAGGAAAGGAGAAGTAAAATGTTTATGGTCTACTTCAAAGGCGCGAACGATAAGCACCACCGCCCAATGAACATAGCAAGTGGGGAACTGTTCGACCGCCTCGCACTTGCTCCGATCTACCGCGACGAGCTTTTACCGGACGTTATCCGGTGGATCGAACACAACAAAAAATGTGCGCCGGAGTGCTCCATACAATGCAGAGCACCGGGAACGTCAAAAATCATTTATGAGTGAGGTTTGAGAAATGAGCTATACCGACCTTTTCCGGCGCTACGGATCGCCGAGCAAAGAAGCGGAAATCAGAATATGGTATTACTTCCAACGCCCGGAAGCGCTGGGAACTTTCGACCGGATAAAACACTACGACGGCCAGGCATCGCAATTGATCGCGCAGTGTAAGAAGCTGATCGAGGACATGAGCGAATACCGGCAGGCGCTCGCCGCACGGTATAACCAGCTCGCCACCATGCCGAGCCGCCGCCGGTTGAAGATCGAAAGGTATGTGAACTACGACAACCGGAAAATCTATTATATCCGCCGCTTCACCGACTACGAGGACGGAACGAGCGTAGAAACGGAAACGGAATCTTTCCCCGGAACGGAGCGTCGCGCAGCTCTGGCGAGGTTTGCCGAGCTGAAAAAGCAGTACCCCGGCATCGCTGCCGAAATGGACATAGAAAAGAAATCATGGGAGAAATAAAGAGAGCCGCCCGGAGGAATCCGAGCGGCTTTTGATCGCAAGCAAAGAGGAAGCAAACCGCAAGCAAAAGAGCAAGCAAACTTGCTTGCAAAATTATGTTTTTGCTTGCTTTTTCTTGAAATGAGATTCAATATTTTGTGATATAGAAAAGCCTGAAACACATTGAAATACAAAGAAAAACCCGCAATCCCAACGGATTACGGGCTTTCTTAATTTGGTGGAGGCGAGGGTACACCCAGGATTTTCATAAGCGCCCCCGCCGTCTGTTTTTAAGTCGATTTTTGTTCCATCTTCGGAGAAATCAAAATGCCCCTTCGGGTCTGCGTCCAGAAGCGTCCACACAACGATTTCATCCTTGCCCACTTCCACGCGCATAACCAGCGACAAAAGAGCGCTCACATCGCTTCCTGCGGCGTTTAACAACGTCCTGAGCTGTTCCTCCGGCATCGCTGCACAATCTGCGCTGTGTTTCAGTTTTGACATTTCGCGGTCGATCTCATTTTTCTCCACTTCCAGCTCGTGAACCTTGTCCATCAGCGTCTCGCTGTGCATCCCGGCAAGCACGGCATTTGTGGCGGCGTCGAGCTGCTTGTTGATCTCTTCGCTTCGGGCAAACAGGATTTGCATTTGCTGTGCGGCGGTGTCGAGGATCTTTCCACGCTCTTCGCGGACGATCTGGATGATGTATTCGACGTTCTGCGGATTCCCGACGATCTCCCGCATGGCGTCGGCAATGAGCTGTTCGAGAAGATCAACCTTTATCCGCGAGCCGTCGCAATCGCACGTCCGGCGCTGCTTGCCGCAGACATAATAGTAGTAACCGCGCGATCCTTCCAGCGACATGGCGGACTTGCATTCCCGGCAGAACACTTTGCCCTTGAGCGGGTAATCCCGTTTTGCAGGTCGCCCGGCCTTTTCCTTTTTGTTGGCTTTCATTTTCTTCTGCACCGTCTCCCATGTTTCCCGGTCAATAATGGCCGGGATTTTATTTTCTATCCGAATAACGGAATCAGAAACAGCGTGGCTGTTCCGCTGACCGTCCGGGCGCTGCTCGACTTTCCCATAGACGAGCGTTCCGATGTATTTCTCATTTCTCAAAATCTCATGGAGGCTGTTCTTGCCGAACGGCTTTCCGGCCTTTGTCAGCCGACCGAGATCGTTGAGCTTGCGGATGATGTTGATATAGGATGCGCCCGCGGCGTAGTCACAGAAGATGATCCGCACGGTATCCGCCTCGGCTTCATTGACAACAAGGCGCTCATCCTTTACGTCGAACCCAAGCGGCGGCTTTCCGCCCGTGTGCTTGCCCTGCTCCGCCATGTAGCGCATTTTGGCAATGACCTTTTGCCGCGTCTGCAACACCCACATCTGATTCATCAACGCCATGCTACCCTCGGAGAGAAACGTCATGGGATCTCGCAGATCGCCGCCGATGATTGGCTGAGTAACTGCAACGACGCGCACACCGTAGCACGCGACCTGTTCGCGGAATTGGAACCATGCTGTCAGCTTGCGGAACATACGCGATTGATCGTAGATTACAACGGTATCCGCACCGCCCTCGGCAAGCTGCCGCATCATCCGGGAATATTCCGGGCGGGTGTCCTTCATGCCGGAAGTTGCTTCATCCGCGAACACGTCCAGCACCGGCAGATGTTCCCGTGCGCACCACTCGCGGCATTTCTGCACCTGCACGTCAATGCTGTCAACCTCTTGGTTGTCTGTGGAGAACCGGGCTAGGATGTACGCCCCGTGGTTCAGCTTCATTTTTTCATCCCCTGTTTTTATTTCGGCTCATCCGGACGATAGCGATCATCACGACGATCACCGTCACGAATGCCGCAATAATCAGACAAACGAGTATCCATGCAAGGACGGTAAAGCGCCCGTTGATGACAATGCCGGAGTTGAGCATACGCGAATCAATAAAGATGTAGAACGCGAGCGACACGGCGAGGAATCCGCAGAGACCGAGAAGAACGTAAATGATCGTCCTCCGCGTCAGAAGGTGGTCTGCCATTGCGTCATTGGCAGTTTCCAGCCGTTTCAATTCTCCGGCTTGCTTGGCGTTTTCCAGCGCCATTGCGTGATTCTGTTCCCGCAGCTCGGCTTTGCTGTCGGACGCGGTCAGACCGAAAAGCTCGTCCATGGAAACATCAAGCGCCATGCACAGCGCGGCGCAGTTTAACAGCGCGTCCTGGTTGTTTGTTGCCATCTTTGTTATGGCGGAATACGGAACACCGGACAGCTCGGCAAGCTGCTTTTGCGTCAACCCCTTGTCCATACGGGCTTTTTTCATTTTCCATGGGTATGCGTCGAATAATGGTTGCAATTCCTGAATGGGCAGCAAGAAAATCACTTCCGTAAAAGATTTTCCCGACGGGGAAGCGCTTAAACATGGTGATTGGAGGAACGGCAAGCGTTTTCCCGTTCGGGCGCTTGAGTTTCGGCGGCTTTCTGCTACCATGGAAAGCGTAGCAGATAAGTCGGTTTACAAGGGTATCTGTTGCAGCCCCGGCAGAGGTTGCCGCCAATGCCGGGGCACTTCTCACTTTAGGATGTAAGCGAACGCCTCATAAGACGTTATATCATTGAAGTTGACAAAGCGCTGCATTTCTCGATCCGATGCCTCAAATTCCGCCTCTCCGTCCTCGTGTATCGGGTCGGAAATATAAGACGATATAACGCCGACTGGATTATCTCCAGAGAACAGGACGACGTATATATTGCAGTACGTTACCATCTTACCGGTCGTGTTTTCCACAATACCGGAAGCAACGACGCCGGACGGGTTATACGGGCGGGTGTCTCTTCCGAAAGTGACATCTTTTGTAGGAAGAAAAGTGATTTCCTCAAATGCCTGTTGGAAATTGATATGCGGCTCTGCGGTAAGGTTCTTTTCCCCTGTTGTAATCAACTCTTGCTGGAAAAAGTACGATTTCTCACCCGGCTTTATGACGCTGGGGTATCCGCCGCCGATGTTCTTCGTCTCAACAATGTTTCCGGCTTCGTCTACGAGATCAACGTAGCTCGGCGCTTCATAACCAAGCTGCAAGTCATAATCTCCTTTGTTTTCAACAACGAAAAGAATCTGCGCGAATGTGTTTCTCCCGGCGTCATCCGTGCCTACCTTGCAGCTTGTATACGTTATTTCGTAATCAATGACCGGCTCCGGATCCGTCGTCGGTGTAGGTTCCGGCGTTGGCTCCGGTGTGGCTGTCGCTTCAACGACCGGGTTTTCTTCCACCTTCGCTGTTTGCGCTTCTGCCCCGCACGCGGACAAGGCAAAAACGAGCGCAAAAAACAACGCAATGGAAATCGTCTTTTTCATAAAACGTCCATCCAAAATATACTCATTGATTCAGTTCACTTAACTTTTCTCCGTCCCAAAGAATTACGCCGACTTCATCGGCCAATATTTCCGCAGCTTTTGTATATACGCTGTTTGTAACAACGACAGCAACATGAGCGGAGTATATTGGTTTTGCAGAGTATATCTCTTGTACTGCAGCAATTCCGACGGGAGCGGTATAGTACTTGCATTGAAAAATATACTTTACGCCATTGAGTGACGCCGTCACATCCGCGCCAAAATCTCGCGACTTCTGTGTAACGGTAACATCATTATACCCGTTTTTTGATAGAACGTTAGAAACGTATTCCTCAAATTTGAAGCCATCCATATCCGTGCCGATATCTGCGTAGGAAGAAAACGCCTCTGCTTTTTCTCGAATTTCGTTAAATACAGATATCTCATTCTCTTCTCGACTTTTCGCCCAAGAAAACAGGCGATGTTCGGTTCGGAGAAGCGATGCTTGATATTTTTGTAATTCGTCGATTGCGTACTGATTCTTTGCCAATTCTTGACGCGCCGCTGCCTGTGCTTCATTAGCCATAGATTTTATTTCGTTCAACTCGCGTCCTTTTTCGGACAGGTAAGAATCGAACTCTTTTTTTCGCTTTTCAATGTCTGCCTCTTTTTGTTCGATCTCCTTTTCCCGTTCTTCAAGTTTTTCTACTGCAAATGACGCAGATGGGGGTTCTTCAATTCTTATCTCTGATTCTTCTTTTTTGTTGTACAAACGTAGGAAGAAAAATGCGGCAATACCGGGAATGCCGAACACGCACACAATAATTATTATGGCAAGAAACCCGCTTGAAACTTCCGGTGTAATCCTTGCCATAATGCTTACAACGGCAATAAAAACGACTGCGTAAACCAATAAGGCAAGCGCAAGCCGCTTTATACGGACTTTCAAACCGCACCAACTCCGTTTCTGTCGCTTTTTGCGGATAGGTAAATACTACCACTTCCGGCGGCTTAAATCAACAGAAAATTATGGAAAACAACAAAACATATTTAAGGAGGAAGAAATGGAAGAAGAAGGAACGTTGATCTCGTTAATTGTTGACCTATTACATAAGCTCCCTACGGATGATTTGCACGCGATATACATTTTAATATCGCAAATGGTTAAATAGATTCGTGAAAGCCCGGTACGGTTAATCCGTGCCGGGCTTTTTTGTTTTGTCGGCATATCTTTTGAGCACGTTCGCAATAGCCAACCACTCATCAACCGGCGTTTCTGACATTACCTCGATCAGCAGCATTTCAGTCTCGGTGCGATCTCCGGACAGAACCTTGCCAAAATATTCCGCGATTTTATCCTTCCTCGTTTTGGCACGAAACGGCTCACCAACTCCGGTGCGAAGCCATACTTCATCAACGCCCGTTTTTTGGCACATCAGCTTTATCACCGATTCGGCGGGGGCGTTTTCGCCGGATTCCCATTTTTGCACCGCGGAGAGAGAAACGCCGAGAAGTGCGCCAAACTCCGTTTGATTTAGTTTTTCGTGCTTCCGAAGCTCTTTTATTCGACCTTTCATGCTATCACCTCCTTGATTCAAATATTATAACACATCCATTTCTTAATGTCAATCGAAAAAACTCATTAAATGTGCATTTTGCGCTTGACAATGCCCATTTAATGATGTATAGTATACTCATCCAATGAGTAAACAACCCCCGCCCGAAGAAGAACCGACCCGCTTAAAATACTGCGTCCCCGAATTGTGCAGAGCGAAAAAAGAGTGCTGGGTTTACTTAGATAGGATAATGCTCAAGTTGCCATTGCTGACAAAGCAAGCAATACTATCAAGCCGCCAACCGGAAGCTATCTTGTCCATAGCTTCACGCAGAGAGCTTGCGTAGTATCTCGTCGAATACCACCTCCCCCCATGGGGGCGCAGTATTTTAAGCGGGTCGGAAAAAGAAACCAAGCATAGCGCGGAAAGCCGGTTTTAGGTACTGCATACCCCCGAAGTCTGCGAGGAACAAAATGTTGTGCCGCTCTGAGTTATTTGGAAAGTATGGTGCTTACCCCGTCGCTGTTGACGAAATAAGCGACACTATCCAGCTTCCAGCCTTTGGCGATTAGTCGCATCGCCTCGGCAAATGAATCTGTATAGAATCTCTTGATTTTCCCACCTCCTTTCGGAGGGGGTACGCAGTACCTAAAGCCGGTTAACCGATCATATCACAGAAAGGAGGCGAAAACATGAGCGAAAAGGAAAAACAGGCAGCAAAGGAAGTCCTCGACAGTTTGAAGCAGATCCCGCCCGACGGCGCGGATTATGTCCGCGGCTACTTGCAGGGCAGACTTGACGGCATTAAAGCCGAGAAAAAGGAGGATAAGGAATGAACGAATTGCAGAAATTCACCGCCGATGAGTTCGGCACGATCCGCGGCATGACAGTAGACGGCGAGCCGTGGCTCGTCGGTAAGGATGTGGCGGCGGCGCTTGGGTACAGCAATCCGCGGGACGCGATCAGCAAGCACGTTGACACGGAAGACAAGAATACCGTCGCGATTCGCGACGGAACCTCCGGGAACCCCAACGCGGCGATTATCAACGAGAGTGGGCTTTATTCCCTCATCTTTGGAAGCAAGCTCCCGAACGCGCAGAAGTTCAAGCGCTGGGTAACATCCGATGTTCTGCCGTCGATCCGCAAGACCGGCGGGTACATATCCGGGCAGGAGACGATGACCGACGCGGAACTTATGGCAAAGGCGATCCTCGTAGCGCAGCGGCAGATCGAGCAGAAGAACGCGCAGATTGCGGAGATGCATCCGAAAGCCCTGTTTGCCGATGCGGTGAGCGCTTCTAAGTCCTCCATCCTCGTCGGAGAGCTGGCAAAGCTCTTGAAGCAGAACGGCGTGGACATTGGGCAGAAACGGTTGTTTGCATGGCTGCGGGATAACGGCTATCTCATCAAGAGCGGATCGAGCCGCAATATGCCGACGCAGAAGGGCATGGAGCTTGGGCTTTTCGAAATCAAGGAGAGTACGCACCTCGATTCCAACGGAAACAACATCATCTGCAAGACCGTGAAGGTCACCGGCAAAGGACAGGTCTATTTCATCAACAAGTTTTTGGGAAAGGAGAAAATGTAATGCCCATCGTCATCAACCGAAAGACCGGGGAGGTCAAAGCCCCGGAGATCACGCAGGAACAGCGCGACACCCTTTGGGGCGAGCTGGTGCGGAATTACATCCGCAAGCACCCGGAGGCGCTGACAGAGCAGGACAACGGCGATGATCGCCCCGTGTAAGGACTGCGCCGAGCGCTTCGTCGGCTGTCATGCGTCCTGCCCCCGGTACGCGGAGTTTAAGGCCGGATGCAACGCCCGGCGAGAAGAACGGACAAAGCAGCACCCGATCGCCGATTACACCATCGACATCAAAAAGAGAGTACAAAAAGCGGCGCACCGCCGCAGAAAGTGGGAATGACAATGACAAAAACAAAGGCGACGTTCGCCACCACCGCGATCATGACGCTTCTGGCCGCTGTGATCTTCTTCGTATGGAAATTCGGAAACGGTCTCGGCTTTGCCGTGATCGAGGGCATTTTCGCCGTGTACGGATTTTCCAGTCTGGCCGATGACTGCTGCCGCTGGCTGCAAATGCCGGACATGCTGATGCAGAGAGGGGGACGGCATTGAACGACACACGATATGCCGCCATTGCCGCCGCGCTCCGGGAAGAGTTCCCGAAAGCCAATAAGGGGACGGTGAGCATGGCGCTGCACACGGACGACTACGGCGTGAAGTTCTGCGCACGGGCGCAGGAGATATACGACGCCGTGACGCAGCAGAAGCGCCACAGTCAGAAGCGGCGCAAGACCTTTAGAATGCAATGCCGCCTGACAGAAAACACCGCAGAGCGTGTTAAACAAGCGCTGGAACGAAACGGCATCGCATCCATGCAGACGTTTCTGGAATCCCTCGTGCTGGCGTGGCTCGCACAAAGCGAAAGCGCCGCCGGTGGGGATGACACCGACGACGCTATCAATAGGAATAACAACCATCCAGAAGATAACACGAAGGAGGCGGATTTGTCAAGTGGCGAATAAATGCCGCAACTGCGGCGCGGAGGACTTTACCCCGAAGTACATCAACTACGGATTCTGCGACGCGCAAATGGGCGTTCCCGTGTGTCCGTCGTGCGGATCGTCGGAGATCGACGTTGGCGTCTCCTGCCCCCTCTGCGGACGCTTCACAACGGACGCCTACTGCGGAGACTGCGAGAACAACCTCCACGAGCGATTCCATGAGCTTTTAATTTGCAATTTCACCCTGGAAGAGATCAAAGCACTAAACGAAATATTTGACGGAAAGGACTTAGAGTAATGGAAGAACGTACCGTGAACATCATGCTCAACGCGACCGCCGAGCTGAACCGCAAGGAGAAAGAAGATCTGTACATCCCCGTCCGAGCGAGCGAGTACCGCGATCTTATCCGTTCGTTCTACGAAGCGGACGCGGCGCGGGAGAAAGCCGAGACACGCGCCATCAACTACGGCAGCGAGAGCTACCGGCAGGGCGAGAGAATAAAGGAGCTGGAAGCCGAAATCGCCGACCTCCGGCAGAAGCTCGCGGAGGTAAAGGAGGCGGCGGAATGAGCGGCAACTATTTCGTCGAGCTGAACAACATCAACGTCAACGGCAAGACGGAGAAAAAGAACGGCCTTACCTACCTCTCATGGGCATGGGCATGGGGCGAAGTCAAGAAGCTGCACCCCGACGCTACCTATACGATCTATGAGAACTCCGACGGTCTTTTCTATCACACAGACGGGAAAACCTGTTGGGTCAAAACCGGCGTGACCGTGAACGGTGTTGAACACGTTGAATACCTCCCGGTCATGGACTTCAAAAACCGTTCCATTCCAGTCGAACAGGTCACGAGCTTTGACGTGAACAAGGCTATCCAGCGCAGTCTTACCAAGGCGGTCGCCCGGCACGGCCTCGGCCTTTACATCTACGCCGGGGAGGACTTGCCGGAGGAAGAAAAGGCCGCACCGAAAGAAGAAACGCTTCCCGGCAAGAGCGTATTTCCGACGCCGGTCTGCAACGACTGCGGCAAGACCATCCAGCCGACGAAGAAGCGCGACGGCGAGCTGTGGCAGCCGGAGGACATCGCGGCGTATTCCCTCCGCCGGTTCGACCGCATCCTCTGCCCGGACTGTCAGAAAGCGGCGTTCAAGCTGGAAAAGCTCGAAGATGAAGCGAAAGCCATCAACCACGAGGACGCGGGTGATCGGGTGTGAAGATCGACAGCGCCATCTGGGAGGGCGGCTATCTCAAGCTCCACACCGCAGACGTGGACGCGAGGCATTTTGCGTATGCGTTTCAGCCGGGGGAATACGAGATCAAGGCGAAAAAGTCCCTCCGCAGTCTGGACGCAAACGCACTTGCATGGGTCTTGATCGACAAGCTCGCGGCGGCTACCGGCGTACCGAAAACCGAGGTATACCGAAACGCCGTCCGCGACGTCGGAGGCAACTCGGAGATCGTTTGCGTCAAGGCGGAAGCCGCGCCGCAGCTCCGGAAGATATGGGAATCACGCGGGCTGGGCTGGCAAACGGAGGACGATATATCGAAGCTCCCCGGCTGTGTGAACGTGATTCTCTACTATGGCTCTTCCACTTTTGACACCCGGCAGATGAGCCGCATGATCGACAATCTGATACAGGACGCGAAATCAGTCGGAATCGAGACGATGGCTCCGGACAAGCTCGCCGCCCTTCTGGGGGAATGGGAGGGAAAGCGTGAAAAGAATCTCAAGCCGACGCGCTAAGGCGTGCGCGATCTCAAAGGCAGTCAAAGACCGCGTATGGGAACGCGATCATCATCAATGCGTCTATTGCAAATCCATTTACGCATTCCCCGAAGCGCATTACATCCCACGGTCCCGCGGTGGGTTGGGGGTTGAAGAAAACGTTCTCACCCTCTGTCGCCTCTGTCACGACGCCTTTGACAACGGCACAGCGACGATGCGGCAGGAGATTGGACACTACTGCCGCGATTACCTAAAAGCCCACTATCGATGCTGGGACGAAAAAAATCTTATATACCGAAAGGATGATCAAAAATGGCAATGAACAGAATCCTCCTGCAAGGGAGGCTCACGAAGGAGCCGGAGATACGTCTCTCGACGAAGAACGACAAGGTAGCGCGTTTCACGCTCGCCGTTGACCGGGACTTCAACCGGGAAGATACGGACTTCATCAACTGCGTTGCATTTAAGGCGACGGCGGCGTTCATCGAGAGCTATTTCACAAAGGGCGACATGCTCCTGCTCGCTGGCCGCTTGCAAATGCAGCAGTACACCGCCAAGGACGGCTCCAACCGCACGGCGGCAGAAGTCATGACGGATAACGTCTGGTTCTGCGGCGGCAAGGGCAAGATGAAGGACGCGGCGCAGCTCGCCGAGGTCGAGGATGACGGACAGATTCCGTTCTGACGGAGGCTGACCAGATGAAGTATCTGAAAGTCTTCGTAGACTTTGCTGACAAGATAGAGCTTCTCGGGGACGCGGAGCGCGGGCGTTTGTTCACGGCGATGCTGGAATACGCATCGTCGGGAGCAGAGCCGGATCTTCGCGGCAACGAGCGGTTCATCTGGCCGACGGCAAAGTCAGAGATCGACCGACAGGCTGAAAGTTATAAAGCGCGGTGTGAGACCAACCGGAAGAACATTACCAGTCGTTACGAATCGATACGAATCGATACCAGTCGTAACGAATCGTACCAAGAACAAGACAAAGACAAAGAGCAAGACAAAGACAAAGAGCAAGAAAAAAAGAATATATCTTTCCCACCTGACGGTGTGAAAGATAGTGCGCACGCGCACCGCCCCACCGTGGAAGAAGTAGCGGCCTATTGCCGGGAACGCGGAAACCGCGTTGACGCCGAACGCTTTGTAGACTTCTATGCCTCCAAGGGCTGGAAGGTGGGCAATCAGCCCATGAAAGACTGGAAAGCGTGCGTCCGAACGTGGGAAAAGCGGGACGCTCCGGCGGATGCACCAAAGAAAGCCACTCCCGCCCGTGTTCCGCAGGGCGACGACCGCGACAGGCTTGAAAGACTTTTGGCAAATCTTGAAACGCAAAAATAAATTTTTTGAAAGAAGGAAAACAACATGAAAGAAACCAACATCGGAAAGTTCGTTATCATCCGCGGAGACCGCTCCGGCGTGTTCGCGGGAACCCTTGCCGCCCGAGAGGGGAAGGAAGTGCAGCTCACCGACTGCCGCCGAATTTGGTATTGGGACGGCGCAGCCAGCATTTCGCAGCTTGCCATTGACGGAACGAGCAAGCCGAGCGGCTGCAAGTTCCCCGCGCCGGTGGCGGAGATCACGATCCTCGACGCCATCGAGATCATCCCCTGCACAGCGAAAGCCGAAGCGAGCATCAAGGCGGTGCGCGAATGGAAGCGCTGACACGGGAGGCTTTCCTCCATACGGATTTTACCGGCTACGGCTACGGCTACGGCTACGGCGACGGCTCCGGCGACGGCTCCGGCTCCGGCTACGGCTCCGGCTCCGGCTACGGCTCCGGCTCCGGCTACGGCGACGGCTCCGGCTCCGGCTACGGCTCCGGCTCCGGCTACGGCTCCGGCTCCGGCTACGGCTACGGCTACGGCGACGGCTCCGGCTCCGGCTCCGGCTCCGGCTTAAAATCCCTTAACGGTCAGCCGGTCGATTTGATCGACGGCGTGCCTACGATCCTCACGCGCATCATCGGCAACGCGGCCAAGGGCTTTATCGTCCGCGCCGATCTCTCACTTACTCCGACGTTCGTGTGCAAGCAGGGCAGCACGTTCGCCCATGGCGAGACGCTGCACAAGGCGCGGGAGGCTCTGCTTGAGAAGCTGTTTGACGATATGCCAACGGAGGAACGCATCGAGGCGTTCTGCGCGGAGTTCAAGCCCGGCGTCAAGCGTCCGGCCATGGACTTCTTCTCGTGGCATCACCGGCTCACCGGGAGCTGTGAGCAGGGGCGGCGCGAGTTCGCCCGGCAGCATGACGTTGACATCGACCGCGATGTGCTGACGCCCGAAGAGTTCTTCGCGCTGACGCGCGATTCCTACGGCGGAAGCATCATCCGTCAGACGGAAACGGCATTTGCCGCCAGAAACGGCGAGATCGTAGAGGCGGAAAGATGAAAGTCCTGATTGCTTGTGAAGAATCGCAGCGGGTGTGCATCGCATTCCGCAAGCGCGGCCACGAGGCATACAGCTGCGACATACAGGAACCGTCTGGCGGTCATCCCGAATGGCACATTCTCGGCGACGCTCTAAAGGCCATAGAGGGGGGGGCAAGTGACTACCATGGACGGACAGTTGCATGATATAGGCCGGTGGGACTTGTTGATCGCCCATCCGCCTTGCACGTATCTTTCCAATGTGGTTACGCGAAGTTTTTCTCTGCGCTGCACGCCGCCGGAAAAAGTTGTGTCCAGGTGGGAAGAACGGGCGAAAGGCGCGGTGTTCTTCATGCAGTTTTTGCTTGCAAACGCCGAGCGAATTGCGATAGAAAATCCGGTCGGGTTTTTGAATACAGCATATAGGAAACCAGACCAGATTATTCACCCGTACATGTTCGCCTCGTCGCCGGAGGATACGGAAAACTATGTCACAAAGGCTACCTGCTTATGGCTGGAAAATGTTCCGAAGCTTTGCGGAAACGGGCTTCAAAAACCGAACAATGCCGAACTGTACGGTGTGACGCCGAGCGGAAAAGCGCGAACGTGGGAAGATACATACAGCAGAAGCGGAAAAGTACGAAGCAAGACATTTCCCGGCATTGCGGAAGCGATGGCCGAACAATGGGGAGGGG